ATACATCTACCTTCCACATAGATTTCCTCCTGATTAGATTCATTCATCAAATTAGCCATAGGCATCTTCTTTTGTTCAAGGAAACAAGATACAGAATAATCAATTAAATTATCCTCTAAATGCCCAAAAGCACCGTAAACAGGGACACTAGAGCGAACCTTAAAAGTAACAGTAGCATTGGCAAAACTAGAGAATGGTGTACTCATTTAATCAAATAATTCCTTCTAATTCCTTTATCCTTTCACTAATAGCTGATACCACAGTTTTTCGAGACTCTTTAGCCTGAACCTCCATTAATTGCTCAACACTATTAGATTTTTTGATGATTTCTTCAGCTTCTTTTACCGTCAACTCAAGAGCATCTAAAACACTTAAATTACTGGTATTTTTATCTAAAACAGGCTTAACAGAATCTTTGCCTAACTTTGCTGATTGGTGAGGAATAGGTTGATCATCCTCTCGACGAGTCGATACCTTAAAACCCTCTAAATCTCCCTCAATTTTTGGAGTTTTAGTTAACAAATCAATCTTCTTATGGGTAATCCAATTAGTAAAAACAGGATGTTTTTTAAGATAATCAATTTCAGAGAAAGGAATATTAAGATTAATCCCCGGCAACAAAGTAATCTCACCTAATCCACCAACATATTGCAAAGTCAAAGAGCAAGGATTATTATTGCGAATAGATACAACTTCCATTAAATACCCTCCCCATAACGCATAGACAAAGGTTTATTACACTGAATACCACCAGTTTTCAAGCGACAAATAGTCCGAATACTCAAATCCTTCTCTTGAGGTGGGCGTTGCTCAAAGTCCATAGGCACATGGAATTTAACCTTATCAGGGCGTTTGGTGTAGGTAATCATCATATCCACCCCACCAGTACCCTGTCCATTAAGGTAAGGCATGGGTAAAATAGTCTGAACACCACTAGGAGTCATCCGTTGAGTCTTTAAGAAAAAGCTACCAATAGTCTCACCACTAGCACTATTATTCGGATAAGGTGTCTCCATAATTAAATCAAATTGCTCTTGAGGCATTCCTAAAATTTGAGGATTTTCCGCACCATTAGTTGCGACTCGACTAGCAGAACAAAATTGACGAATATCTCGATAAATTTGCTCAGGAGTTTTAGTGGCAAAGGTTGTGCTAGAACCCGTACCATCATTAAGAGGAGTAAAAATCGGTACATTAGGAAAATTCAAGAATCCTAAAAGATTAAAATTAGCATCCCCTTTATATCCGAGAATATCTAACTTCCGTTCAATAATTTCTCTAGCACCGATTGCCATAGCACTATCGACACTCATCCCAGCAAATTCAGCCGCTTCCATATCCTCAATCCCATACTCATACGCATCAGCAATTGTACGAATATAACCAACCCTTTTCTCAGCATAGGCATTTACCAAAGGAATATCTGTTGCACCATTAGCTAAGATTGCCGCCTCACCAATAAAAGTAAGAATCTTATAAGCATAAGACTCAGCACCTCTTGGCAATTCAGAAGAAATATTCACAGCAGATCCCGAAGCCATAAGCATCTCAGGGAAATCTTGGCGAACTACCTCATTCTGTAGATATTCTAATTGTTCATTAAGAAAAATACTTGTTACCATATCACCTCCTACGGTAAATCAATTTCTAAAGTAGCCAAACCAGCTCCTGTCGTGACAGAAACCCATCTAGCACGGGTAATCTGATCCGCCCTTGCCGTATCAGCATCCGTTCTAAAATCTCCTGCAATCAAAGCACCATTAGTCGTATGGCGAAGAAAAACAGGTAAAGTCGGGTTAACGGCTGTCTCCGAGTAAACCTTACGGCGAGAAGATTTTGCTACCGTAATATCCTCTCCAATTTTGTACTCAATAGTTTCTGTCGTATTAAGTACCCCAAAACCATCGTCAGTTTTTGAATTTTCCTTGTGGGTATGAGCAGAGATTCCCATGAAGACAAAACCCGTTGCAGAAGGAATATTTACCTTAACTCTTCCTTCCGAACCAACTGCACCACCATAAACTAAACCAATACCAACAGGAATAACTTGATCACTATAAGCAGTAAGACATTCATCTTCTAAGCAATCAACTTTCATGCCCTTTAATAAAGTATCATTTTGGAAACCGTAACTTGTTTGAATAGGCATTACATGACACCTCCTTTATAACCCGTAGGCAATTCTCTCATCTTCCGTTTTTCGGCAATATCATTTTTTGGCTTTTTCCCCATACCACTGAAACCGTCAAAAATCGCATTAGCTTTACTAATAGCATCGGTTCTTTCATTAGGTTTTAAAGCCTCGTAAAGCCCTTCAACATAAGCGTCTGACTTATCGCTTAAGTCCGTACGGTTGTGTACCTTACTTAAATAAGCTCTTTGAATATCAGCGACTGCTAACCCGTAATCAGTCTTAAATTCAGCATCCTTCTCCTTAATACTAGGTAAAACCTCACTCCAAACATCCATCCTTGCTGAAATTTCAGCACTCAAAGAATCTTGTTTGGTGGCTTCTTCAAGTTTAATTTTCATTGCCTCAAGTTCACCCTCAGCTTTATCTAAACTTGTCTGTACCTCAGAAACTTTAGTCTCTAAACTAGCCTTAGCACTTTCTAAATCTTTTAACTGATTATCAAATTTACTTTGAGCCGTAGCGATCGCACTCGCAATATTTGGCTCGACCTGATAACCAATCCCATCTAAATGAACCGTTACCGTCATAATACTATCCCCATTTTTAACCTCAAAATCATCAATATCAGTACGAAAACAGTCTAAATGAACCTTGACATCTTCACCTGCTCTACCTTTAGGCAAAACAGCAAAGTGATTATATCTACGATTGACCTGCTCATACTTGCCATCACCCCGATCAACGATACTTGCCTTATAACCAGCCGATACCTGATTCTCACCAGATTCCACACTTTTGATTAAATCCCCATCAGTAATTACCCCCACCACTGTTAGAAAATTATCATTAACCACCATGCCTTGTTGCGTCATGCCACGCTCAAATTCACGGGTATTATTACTATCAATTAAAATATATCGGTCATCTTTACGAGGATGATTATGAGTGATAGGTTTACCCCACGCCGTATTCAGAGAATCTTTATCAAACAAAGTATCATGACTCACATACTCAGTCCTAGTTGAGCCATCATCATTGCGATAAACCAAATCCCCAGCACGACTAACAGTCATCCAAACCCGAAGATACCCTTCCTCAGTTTTTTCCGACTTAAAGATTTTACCCGTATCAACTCTAATCTCATTCATTGTTATATAACAATTAACTAATCAAAATTATAACACTACATTACTATTAATTGACTAATTATTAGTACATCCCTACAGACTCATCTCTTAATTATTATCTACGAACAACGTTGTCCGTAATTTTATTTTCCATTTTTTTAACATTCAAGAAGACACTGATCCAATTAAGGAATTTCACCATCATCCAGAGGCGGATCATAAATAGAAATATTAGAATCAATCTTTACTTTAAAATTATTTTGGAGAGCACTAACTAGATCAATCGCAAGGCAAAAATCAGGGTCGAAACAATTACCATATTTACCACCAGCAACAGATAATCGTTCCTTCATCTCCTTAATCTTTTCCTTTTTGCCATTATAGGTAATTGGCACATAACCTTCTATTAAATTATCAAAACTAATCACAACACCGTTTACATTTATCTTCATTTTTATTTTTGATTTTCCTGATTAACTAACAACATCCCAATCGTATAAGAAAGATGAGATGGATCTGTCTTATAATCCAGATGAGTAGATCTTTCTGAGTGTAGTCGTTCTACGCCCATACTTAGAACTTCAGTGGCGATATAACTCGATTTATCTTGATAAATTTTACCTACATAAGGGTTAATATAATGATCGGGATAAGCTGTTTCACTATCCTTATAGTTTTTGTTTCCAGTCAAAACGCTTAGTTTTTGTTTTGGACCAGTAGCCTTATCTATAACAAATTTTGCGGAATTATTAATTCTTGATTGAAAATCTACCTCAAAATGATGTGCCATCTCATGTAAAATACTTTCTGGTTTTCCAGATGCTCCTATATTAACGTAAGGAATACTATACAGATTTTTAATTCCAGCGTCAGCTCGTGGTTTAAGTTGATTTATTACAATCTTAATTTTAGGGGTGTTGAAAAATCCGCCCGTCAACTCAAAAAATTCAATTAATGCTTTTTGTGCATCTGGTTTTTGTGCATCTGGAATTTCAATATATTTTGAATCAAGGTTTGTTTTATCAAAAGTAATAAAATCTTCTAGCTTGTATTTCTTATTAAATATCTCTTGTCCTCTTTTTCTAAGATCTGATTTTAAATCCTGAAAAGCTATTTCATCTGATCTCATTTTTCCTGTTGGGGATACCGATTTATCCACGGGGGTATAATCACCTGGATATTTTGCCAAATAAAAATCGATAAATTCCTGTCCAATACGAATAGCCTCATCTTTTGTTAAATTCGTATTTGTGGGATAAGCTTTAGACGGCACAAAATTAGGTTTAGGTGGTGTAACTTTAGGTGGTGGTGTGACAGTTCCCGTAGCTTTTTTTGAGAAAGTAGAAGGCATAACGAAGCTAGGTTTTTTAGTATCAAAAGGAGCTTTACCTGTCACATTCAACCCCGTATCCTTCGCCCGTTTCATCTCCTCTTGCATCCACTTCAAATCATCTTTATTAATCCATTCAGGATCAACGGGCGCGGTAACGGTACGGCAATTATGGGTTACAATGGAATTGCTACGATAAAGCCCTGTTTCTGTAGAAAGATTATAAACATGACCAGAAAAATTACGCACTTGAATATCAATGACATCATCAGTCTCATCAATGAAGGGTTGACACAAAAAGAAATCAGTGTCAAGTTCGGAGTGGGTCGCAACACCATCTCGAAAATGGTTTCTGAGTACAGGAAGGCTAACAATATTACTGTCTCCACAATCGGAGAGCAATTGACTCAACATCACCTTGATGAAATTATCTTTCTTTATGCCAGTGGTCAAGGATACGAGGGAATTGCTAAGAGGTTCAATTGTGCGGGGAACGTCATCCATAGAATCCTTGTTAAGCAAGGTATCCCCATTAGAAATCGCTCTCAACAGCAACAAGCCCGAATGGATAATACGTCGCCCGAAGAGAGAAAAAGACTTACTAAATCGGCTAATTCCACAAGTCGAGGTAGTAAACAACCTCTCGATGTACTCAGAAAAATTGCTATCACTCACTTCAAAAAACAATCCAGAAAAATTAGCTCCTATGAGATAAAAGTAAACAAACTGTTGCACAAACAAGGGAAGTTGACTCTCCAGCAAGTGCCTATCCAGCAATATAACGCCGACATCGTTACTGGAAACATCGCCGTGGAAATACATGGGGGAATGTGGCATTGGCATGGCGATCATTTGATCAGAGCAAAGAAGCGTCTCGAAACGTTCCTTAATTGTGGGTATCACGTCATTTTTATCTGCTTGAGAGGTCGCAAAACGATCACCTCTGAAATTAGTAACCAATTGATCACCCTTATTGATTTGTTGAGCCGAGACAAATCCGATGTTTGTCAATATTGGATGATTGGGCGTGACGGTCAAATTGTAACCTCTGGAAGTGGTAATGCTGACAACTTCTCCCCTAAATGGACGAACAGTAATGCCAGAGATGCTACCAATGGGCGATACATTAGTGTCTCCCGTTAAACACTGAAAGTGATATGGTGGCATACTCTCATCAATTTTAATAATCTTCATATGCCGATAACGACACCAAGGAGTAGTGCGTTGATCAACCAAAGCGATAATTTGCACATACTCAGCACCATACTCCTTATATCGTTTAGTCGCCGCGCCATTCAATGCCGACAAAGTTTCAGTCCGAGCAATATTTTCCGCCCGTGCCTTAGTCGTACCCAAAGCACCCTGAATATTCCTTCTTAAATTAGCAACCGAACCACCATTTAAGAGATTAGTAGCCACAGCATCAATAATCTTCTTACTAGCATCCTCAGAATGATTTTGCAATCTTTTACTAGCATCTTGAGCGATCGCCGCCGACTCAATATTAATAGTGCCAAACTGACGAACTAAATCAGGGGGATTACTAAGAGCCTGAGTCATCAAATCAGCATACTTTACCCCATTAGCCGTTTGTAACTCAAGTAAATCTTTCATCTCCTTTTCAAATTGCTTCTTTTGTTTAGGAGACAATAATTGACGAGCAATTTTAAGTTGATTTAATTTTGATAATTGCACCTTAATATAATCAGGATCTGCACCATCAAGAGAGCCGTACAGTTTCACCATATCACGACTAACTTTAGCAAAAGAAGCATCAAGAGAACGTTTCAATGACTCAGTTTGCGAATCATTTAACCTATCCACAGCTTCTAAAGTTTTCTCTGTAATCCCTAACCAATCCTTGACAGCCATTAAAATTTAATAATGTAATTTAGGACAATGTAAGGTTGCATATTATTATGAGGTTGGCTTCCGCCGTTTGCGTTAACCGTGACATTCGCATTGTTGATGGTTATACCAGTCGTCGCTGGACTCGTATCTGGATATTCGGTTACAGTTCCAGCCCTTGTAAGTTCGTCACCACTAACTCCACCAGCCGTTTGAGAATCTTTAAAATAGGGATTTAATGAGTGAAAGTGACTGGGATCATTTATCCCATGTCCATGATCCGCCGTAGTATGTCCGTGACTAGGCATCTCATTTGTGGTTAGAGTATGAGTAGCCGAACCACCTGTTGCACCAATAGTATAAGTACCACCTACACCAACAGGCACACGAGAACTTAAATTAGGTAATTTAAAAGTTTCAGCCGAATCAGAACCGTAAATAGTACCTATAGCAGTAAATAATTGAGGATATGTTGCTCTTCCCACATTTGCACCATTACACAGCAAGTATCCATTAGGTGCAATATTTCCTGCAAATTGGTGAATTATTCCTGCCGCTAAAGGTTGCACCCCTAAAGGAAAAGCTGGAGTACCATTTCCATAAAGAGAGGAATCAGTTACCACCTCAGTTATGCCTACCGAACCACCACCACCGCTATTCTCTCTGAGCCACTCAGTCCGATCAACCAATTGCTTTAATTGTAAATTAGGTGAATTAATCTCATCACCGCCAAGAGCAACAGTAGTCGCTTCAATCCTAGTAACTGGACCCCATACGGGATTTTCAGAAATATCTACCATAAAATTTAAGCCTTATTTTTATACTTAAATTATATCATTTTATATGAGGAAAATTGATATTTGGTGGTATTAAATTAAGGTATTCTCCTATTTTGTGCAAAGAATTATCAGAATCATTAAAAACATTAATAATTAAAGGATTTAAACTCTTAATTAATTCCTGATGTCTCCACCACGTCTTAATAAAATCATCTTCTTTAGGTAATATTGACCCGTAAACTAACATTCTTATTTGATGAATATAATAATTATTACTAGGCTTAAAATGTTTTTTACAACTAACCAACCAATCATCAATATCCCTAGTTGTACAAATAAATTTAGCATTAGGAAATAATTGTAATAATTGTGGCAAAAAAGCAATAACAGGGGTATCAACCGCACCATTTCCCTTTATTAATTGATTCACTGAAGGAAAATGAATAATCTCTAATCCAAATTGACTCAAGGCATTGGCTAAACTTTTTGTCCCCGTCTTACTCAATCCCATCCCAAAAACCTTAATATCTTCTACAGAATTGTTGACCATCATAAAATATCTCTCCACTTAATCCCCTTCTTTTAATCGCTTCATTACTAGCTTTGAGAGCATTAGCCCTTTGGCTTTCTTTTTGGCTAGACATCCGCTTATTATGCAACCGATAATAATATAAAGGTACATTCACCTTCACAGGATCAGCAAAATCTAATTGCCTTAGTCTCAATTCATAATCTATAGCAAAATCATAATCAGGATTAATCCCACCACATAAATTAAAAAGATTAATTGAGTAAATTGTAAAGTGAAATACACAGTTAAAAGTTAATATTTTTTCATAGGAATATTTCACCCTATTTCTAGGAGATAATTTCATACATTTATTCTCATAAACCAACCAAAAATCAGAATAAATTAAATCATTATCAAGATAATTACTCATGATTTTAATAGCATCTCGACAAAGCAAATCATCATCATCAAGCCAACCTACATGACTAACTAAAACTTTGTCATGACCGAATTGTAAAGCCTTATTTCTACCTTTATTAAATTCATAAAACTCGACAAAAGGACAAATTTTATTAATGATTTTTATACTATCTAAATAATTATTAATATCATCATCTATAACGATAATCCATTGACTTGGCAAAACCGATTGAGTAGCCACCGAAAACGCACATTCAATCAACAAATCAGGACGATTCTTTGTAGTGGTAATTAACGCTATTTTATTTTTTAACATAACAAAAATAACCAATTATTAAAGAGCTGAATAGACTCTTTTTTTGTTTTTTTTTCCTAAACTCCGAACATTTAAACCTAAACTCCGAACACAAGCTCTGATCATTTAAACTTAAGCTCTGATCATAATTATCTCTAATTATTCCCACAAAATCGCCAGTAATATTGCCTACTTGAAAGAGAGA